AAGACGCTTGCTATCATAAGGTCAAGTCACGTTACTCTGTTTGGCCAAGTGCATATGCATCTGGCGCATTAGTCAAGTGTCGTAAAGTTGGTGCTGCTAACTGGGGCAATTCTAAAAAAGAAAGTTTCTCCAATTGGAGAGAAGATATGCTTCTCGAAGGTATTGAGGATAAACTCAGAGGAATGTCTGCTTCTCAGATTGAAGATCTTATCAAATCAAACCCTGGTGCCGAAGATAAGATAAGATCAACTTTGAGAAAGATGAGGGCTGCTACTCCAAATCCTCAGGGTAAAGGAGCACAACTTCCAAATGTTCCAAAACAACCAGCATCTACTTCAAGTGCTACCCCCCGTGAAACTTATCAAAGAGGTGGCAGTGATCGCGTAAGTTATCAAAGAAGACAAACTGTCACTAGAGCAGATGTTCAGGGAGGAACAGAGGCAGCAAAACGTGCCGCTGCTGGTCAAGGAAGATATAGACCAGGAACTGGAGTTACTCCAGATTTCAAATTAGATCCTAAGTTTAAACCACCAGGTTCTCGTGGTATGACTGGTGGAGTTCGTCCTCGTCGTGGTCTTGGAAGAATAGGTACAGCAATTGCTGTTGGTGCTACACTAGCACCTCTTGTAAAGAAAGGTGTTGAAGCAGTCAGACAAAGATTTACTAAAGAGGACTACGATTATTCTAACTGGAGAGATGACTTCCAGGCAACTGAATATGAGTCTGTAGATCTGATTTCCAATGAACCACTTCAACCCACCCAAGGTCTTGGAAGTGATATGCTTGGTGAAGCAAAATCAAAAGGAGAAAAATTAAAAGAGATTTCTAAGCAATTAGCAGGTGCTTCTAAAATGCATGCACAACAATCTGAAAAGGTTGGTAAAGTTGCAGATGAACTTGAAGAAGCAAAGAAATGCTGGAAAGGTTACAAGAAAGTAGGAACTCAAAAACTGTTTGGTAAGACCTATAACCGTTGCGTGAAAGCACACTTCTCTGATTGGAGAGCAGAGATGGATCTCCAGGAGAAGAAAGCAAAAAAAGACTATGATGGTGATGGAAAGATTGAATCTGGTTCTGAAGAGTACTTAGGTTCAAGAGATAAAGCCATTAAGAATGCAATGGGAAAAAAGAACTGCGGTTGCGGTAAGGATCCCTGTGAAACTTATGGCAACCAAAAAGAAGTAAAAGAAGACTGGCAGAAGTCAAATCGTAAAGACGGTGTTGATGGTATGAGTCAAAAATCTGTTAATGCTTACAAGCGTGAAAATCCAGGTTCAAAGTTGCAGACTGCTGTAACTGAAAAGAAACCAAAAGGAAAGAGAGCAAAAAGACGCAAGT